ACACTAATGAGCAATCTCTAAAAGAAGCTATATTACAAGACACTTCTAACACTTTAGGAATGATGATTTTAATATATTTGGAGGACAAAAGATCAACTAGTAAAATGTTACAAGATGTAAGATATTTGTTCATGAACAAATTATCAGTGTATGATTATAGCGGAAAGACTTTGGAAAGGTTTGAAACTCCTATCAGAACTCCACTGCAACTGTATCTGTTGAAAAAGATTGTCTCTTATTTTGCTGTTAGCAAATTTAGAGACATAGTTTCTAGCCTATTGATTGGTCAATATGATTATAGCCCAGGCACTCTTAAGTTGAATGATAAATTCTCTGGATTATACATGAAAATCAAAAGAATATTAACCGATGGCCCTGACATCACATTTGATCAAATTTTGCATGAAATGTATTTTTGTATGTTATTTAACAAAAATCAAGATGACCCAACACATGCTAGCTTCCAAATATTGACTAAAATACTGGAAGGTGAGAGAAACTATCAAGACGTGAAAGAAAGCACTAAGCTCCACAATGGATATAAAAATGGTTGGGATGATGATGTAATGGATCTTCTAAATAATGATAAGAGAAATCAATTTAGCAGAATGGCAATTTGTATAGGTTCAAAGCTACAGTCAAATAGCAAGTTCACAGGAACTTTTCAAGCAGGTAGTGCTCACGAGTTTGCTTCTAGAAGCTCAACTATAAATAAAACTATTGATAAATTTGCCACATTTAAGTCTAGTTCAATGTTAGATAGGATGATTTATGATGATAAGATATCTGAAATGAACACTAGACCAAAGCTAGAACAAAAGCGAAGAGAGGCAGGAGAGTATTGGGAGTCCAGCGATCTATATATTAATAAGGATGACATAAAAGAGGAAGATGATTATGTTATAGGAGCTAAAACGACAAAACAAAATAGAAGGAGAAGATGCATGTTAGGTTGCATTGAGTTGATGAATTCAGGTTTATACAATGCTTTTCAAGTTGCTAAAAAAACATTAAAGGAAACTGAAAGTTTTCAAGTCTTTAAGAAAAATCAAATTGGGGGTGTTAGAGAAATTCTAATTCTTGACATAAAAGATAGAATTACTATAAACATTTTGGAAACCTTTTCTAGAATAATTTGTTCTAAGGACACCAGAGAGATGTTGACTCATGGCCCAATTAAGAATAAAGTTTTTCATGAACTAATTCGAAGAGTGAGATTGCATGAAACAGGTTCTAAGATGTTTCATTTAAATTTTGATAAGTCAAAGTGGGGTCCTTCGTTTCAACCAATACAATTTATATACATGTTTTATCCATACAAAGAGATGTATCCTGATCTATTTAGATTATTACTATCTATATTGATAAAACATTCAAATAAACAGGTGATTTTACCTGAGCGACTAGTGAGAGCATGGATCAAAGACCCAGACAACATATTTAAACATGAACAAGATAAAAACTTACAAAAACTGAAAGAAGATTTCCTTAAAACAAAATGTTTAATCTTCAAGAATGAATCTAACATGGGACAAGGAATCTTGCACTTCACATCTTCCTTGCTTCATTTGTGCTTGATATCCTTCAGAGATGAATTGTTTAAAAAGTGGTTGATTAAACATAAAATACAAGAATCTGTTTACTGGGAAGATATTCTTTCATCTGATGATTCTTATACTGCGATTAATACAGGGACAAAGGACTCAGATATATCTAAAAAGATTTTGGATGGTTTTTTAAAAATGCAGGAGATTTCTGAAAGATTATTCAATTGTGAGACATCAAGATCAAAAAGTTCTGTATCTAGTATTGTTTGTGAATTCAACTCCTTGTTTGGAACAAATTTGGGATTTCATCCAACAAGAATCAAATTTGCATTAGCTAGCATGGATGTTTTTTACACAGATTCTTATTATAGAATGGTTAAAGAATCTTATAATTCTTGTCGCAATCTTTTTGAAAATGGAGGATCACTGGAGTTGTACACTATAGCTCACAGATTCAACAAAGCATTTTGTGATCACATTTATGCTACTAATGAGCCATTAACTAACCCAAATGTTATATTAGATTCAAAGGAACTGCCTTATCAACTAAGTGTGTATCCTATTGCAAATCCAATTTTGATGCTCATATTTGGGCCAGAATCTCATAATTATGAAATATTATCAAAATGGGAAACCATTAGTGATAGTGAAAAGAGAATATTTTTGAATTCACATTCATCAACACATAAAATAGATGTTGGATCACTTTCAAACCCAATTTTTCATGATGATTTGTATGGTGGGATTTACAGAATACAGACTAAAATAAGGCCATCAAGATTGATATCAGCAATGAGAAGGTTATCGCCATTTAAACCTGAGCAGATTAGACAGTTTGTTTGTAAAGATCCTTTATTTGTCATTAGACAAGCTACTAATAATGATGAAATAAAAATGAAGATATCCATGCAACTGTTTTTGGATAATTCTGAAGAAGCTGCTAGGTCAGTCAACCCAGCTTTCTTTTATGGTCGAATGTCTGCAATTAAGCAAGCCAAAATATTTTATATACCAACTATACATGACAAATTACAGAATTATTCAAGTGCACTGTTATGGTTTAAAGAACAAGCACCTGATATCAGTAGAGAACAATTGGACTATCTTTACCCGCATTTATCTAGGTATCAGAGGATAAAAAATTTTATTGATGCTCAATTGGATGAACAAACAGCTAGAAATCTATTGGAGGTCAAAAGATTGACAACATTAGTGGTTAAAGAATCTAAGTTTAAACTAAATAATAATATTAGTGACATATTGTTTAATTTGTGGATTAGACAAAAAGGTGATAATTCTTTAGAGAGAGATTGTGTAACCTTAATGGAGTTTTATCCCTTTATAAAGCCAACATTGAATGAAACTTTAAAGAATTTATCAGATGATAAAGAAGTATCAGTTCAAAAATTGAATTTATTGATGATGAGAATGATGGGAAAGTCTGAAAAACCTCTCAAAATTATTAATTATGGGGACTCTAGTCAAGACATTGATGGAACAGTAGCATCAATCATGCTAAATAACAAGTATGAAGATAGAAGTTCTAGGTACAATCTACTAAGTGATCTATCAGTTGAGGGCTTATCTAAATTTGAAGAAATTAAAATGTTGAGCAACATATCATATTTATTCATGCTAAATTGTGACCCTGACAATGTGAAGAACCCAGATTTCTTATCAAAGATTGATGATTCTCTTATATTTAATTTTATGAAAAACACCGCGATCATTGAATTGCATAAGAAAATTTTATTTTTCTTGTTATTAACCAGCAAAAGATCATCTAGTTTGATCGAATTAACCAATTCAATAAACTATACAATTAATGAATATTTAATAGAGCAGCAAATTGATTCTAAAGGGAATTATTTTGGAGAAGGTGTTGTAAAAGTGCAACAAGGTGTTGATATTGTTATTGTAGATTCTATTGAAAAAATAATCACAATCAATAAATTCAATTCACAATTAACTATAAAGCTAATATTAGAAGGATGTAGATTGCTGGGGAAAAAGATTGACTATTTTAATAGAACTGAAGGAACATTTAGAATAGATATAAATAAATTGGTTGAGGTCAAAAATGATGGTTTGATGATTAGAATAAAGGAAATTAGTCCAGTTAAGATGCTGCCTGGTCAAATTATCAAATTAAAGAGAGGATTTAAATTATTGGATAGGCACACAAGAAAAAGTATAATGACAATAAAGAACCCATTCATTTTCACAAATTGCACATCATTGTCAAAGGATGTGGACTTTGAGTACAAAGGGGTTAGTGTTAGATACTTGGTTAAGAATAGATTTTTTTCAGTTAATTTTCACATGGATGATATGGATAGAAATAATACCATTGATGCTATTAATTTTGATTATCTGAGATTGAATCCCATTGAAGAACCTGACATAACTCAACAAACAATTAAAAATCTTGAAATAGTCATTGATGAAGAGGTAGATTCTGAAGACAGATCAGAGAAGAGCTTTACAGATTTCTTTAATGACCCTGAGCTAGTGCAGCAAATGAAAGAGACTGTAGAAAAATTTAGTGAAGATTTTGGAAATATTAGCATGCTTGATACTGGAGAAGAAAAAGAGCCACCAGAGCCGCCAGATGAAGATTTAACTGATGTGCAAAAAGAAGTGGATTATTATAATATTGAGACCAATGATTTCTTTCAAATGGATTTAGAATCAAAACAATTAAAATTTGACACAGTGAAAGAACTGAAAATGTCTGATATTCTTTACAACAGGGTTGTGCATTGTAGAGAAATTTTAATTACACATTGTATGTTTAATGTAAATGGAATTTTAAAAATGTCATTGTCGGATTTGATGATGAGGTTTTCACGCTCACCTTTTTTGCAGAGCCTCAAAAACTCATTCATCTATGTGTATAATGACTTGTTTGGTAATCTTGAATCAACCAATGATCCTGAAAACATTACCATCATTGTGACACGGAAATTTATTGAGAAAACTGAGTCAAATCAGAAAATCAAGATATCTATGAAAAAGAAACAATAAAAAGAAAACAATAAGTTTAAC